ACCTAGTTGCTGTGTGCGTCCTGGTCCAAATGGTGCGCCAGCAGTAACAGGTTCGTTAGGTCGTTCTGTTGGGCGCGATAGTGGACCCATTGAACCTGGTGCTACACGTGGTTGTTGTGGTGTAGCGGTTGGTGCTACATCTGTTGGTGGGGCTGCCATTGGTACTGCACGTTGTGCTGCCATTTGTTTTCCTGCTTCACCATAGGTTTGTCCTGTGGCTGCTTTTGCTGGAAGTTTTGCTGAGTTACGAAGGTCTGAACGATTCGGATATTGCTTTGCCATTAGCCCAACCTACCTGCAAGTGAGAGTACTCCGCCAGGTGTTCCTGGTTGTGCTGCTGCTCCTGCTGGTGGTCCGCCGAGTTGTGAGAGGAGTCCTTCGATTCCTGCTGGTCCACCTGCTGTTGGTTGCTCTGCACCCATGCCTGGCATTGCTAGCCCTGGCATTGCTTCTGGTGCGCCTTGCTCTACTGGTGTTGCCTGGCGTTGTTGTGCGCGTTCGTTGGTTCGACGTACAGCCTCGTGTAGTGGCACGTTTTCTTCCACTGTAAGTTTCGTCAAGTACGCAAGGTCTTCTGGTTGGTATGGTCCGTTAGGGTCAGCGGCTTGTGCCTGAATCGAAGATAGCAATGCTGCTTCTACTGACTCTGCGGTGATGCGGTCCTTTTCCAACTCTGGGTCCGAGATGAGTGGGTCGGCTTCGCGTGCGGATTCTTTTGACATGAGTCCCGTTCCGAGGCGCTGTCCAAGTCCAACGATGAGTCCGTTGACGTCTGCACCTGATGATGGATAGTTTACATAGTGGAAGTCTGTTTCCCAAATCTTGTTTGGAACATAGTCGATGCGTCCACTCGATTGGCGTCCTGGCATAAAGAACGATTTGGACATGTTTCCAAAATACGATTTCTCCAAAGCAATAGCAATCTTGTCTTCTTCAAGGAGTGATTGGGAGAAGATTGATTGTGCTTCTTGTACGCGGAAGTCTACGGTTGCTGACAACACGGATTCGCCACGGCGACCAGTACGAATGTTGGTACCTGATTCGCCACCGAACTCTGCAGGGATTGCACCTTCAAGACGCTCTTGGCGTTCCAAGCGGTCTAGCGCAACATCAGTTTTGTATCCAGGGTTTGATTGCAACTGTTGAATGTCGCCACCCTTAACAACACCAAGTTGTCCTGTCTTGCCATCGGCAATCTGCAAAATTTCTGGGTTCTCACCTGGGCGTGCTACGAGGTATTCGTCTGGGAAGATGCCGCGTTCGATTGCGATTTCGGTGAGTGCTTGCAAACGAGCACGTGTGTAGTACATGCCCATAACACCATCGAACTGTCCTTTTGGTAGGTCGAGGGTGATGCGTTGTGGTACGACTGCTAGTGGGATTCCTGCACGGTTCGGGATGCGTTCTAGTTCTACAACTTCTAAACCTGAGCGTTCCTCTGGTGAAAGTGTTTCGGTGTTCTCTGGACCCATTACACAGCACACGATTTCGTTCTCATCAACGTATTCAAGGATGACGTATTGAGTGTCGAAGCGTACTTTGCCCATGCGCAGGCGTCCGATGACTTGTTCTCCGTAGTTGGAGATAAGCCATGATGCTGGCTTCATATAGGTGAAGATGCAGTCGTCTGGGACTAGGTTATCTGGGTCATCCGATGGTGCAGCGTAGGTGTCTAGTGGGTTTCGTACTGACCATTTTGGTGAAAGGTTCTTGAAGTCTGGGCGCAGCATGACTGGGCTTGACGAATATGCGAGAAGGTGACGTGCGCGGCGTCGCATTTTCAAATCCATTTTGTTTGTATCCCACATGGATAGGATTGCTTTGCGGCGGGTGCGTGATAGTTCTTTGCTTCGCTCGTTGCCTTCTTTTACTGGCGGGAAGTATGGCATTGGCATCGTGGATGCGACACGCATAGAGGTTTGGTCTAAGCCTTGCACTAAAAGGTTGGCTGTTGATGTGCGTGCGTTGCGGTCTAACTCGTTCAACGGTACGATGACGTCGCCGTTGGCTAGGTCGCGGACGCGGCGCATTTGTGCGAGCACTGGTCCTTGTGTTTCTCGACGTGATTTGTAGAGACTTACAATTTCTTCGACGGTAATTGCCACTAATCAACCTTTGCGATGTTAAACCTGGTGGTTATAGCATACACAAGTGTTATATCCATGAGGGTCGCCACTGTCTTGGCGGACGTTTTATTGTGGTGAGGTTCGGCGCATGCAGACATGCGAACCATAACGCCATTGCTAGGTCGGTTCCGTTCTTTTTGTCGCGGGTCCACTTGCAAAGTTCGTCTACGAGGGCGAGTGTCTTCCAGTTTCCGCGCATTGTTGGTAGTCGTAGTGCGCCTGAGCGTGCAAGTGTTGGGATGATTGCTTCGATTCCTAGGTTTTGGTCTAGTTTGTTGCGGGCTGTGGTGTGGGGAAGGATGTTCACACCCCATTTGGCTGTCCATTTGCGCACAAAGTCGTGTTGGAGTAGGAATCTTTGGGCTGCGTTGATTTCTACGATGATGTGGGACACGGGATAGCCGAGATATGCGGCGCGTTCGCACCATTCTTGGAGGATTCCCGTGAACGAACCGTCGGTTGTGTTGTATCCGAGGAGGTTTTCTGCTGTGAGTTTGGTTCTTTGGATGTCTACGATGTGATACAGGTTGTGTTCTGGTTGGTAGAGCATCCAGATGAGTCCCCAGAATTGGGTTGGGGATGGGTCAATGCTGATGATGGAGATAACTGGGGCGCGTAATCCTGGTGGGATGTGTTCTGGTAGACGTTCGTTGTCTATGCAACCTTGGTAGAGGACACCGTCTTGTCCTAGTCCTCCAGTAATCCATGTTCTATCAACAAGATATGTTTCGTCGGCGAGGTCTTCTTGTTGGTAGATGACACGGAACCGTTCATTGTTTGAAGAACGGAGATACGAGAGGTCTTTCCACGAAAGCCTTTTGGGGTCAAGTAGCGGTCCATCAGGGTAAGCAGGCGAGTCAAGACGCCTGGACTTAGGACCAGTATCCAGGTCTTCGTAGTACGCCTTGTAAATAATATGCTTATATTTTTGTTTCTTGGTTGGTTCAGGCTTCTCAAGCACATTGGAAGTTGTGACATCTTCGCCATCATAATCGTCTTCGTCTAAGTCATACGTTACTTTGTTCAGACAGTGGGCATACAGGTCGCCTGAGCCGAGTCTTTGACCCACGACTACGAGTGTGCCGCCTGGGTCTACGCGTGCTTCTGCCATTGAGTCCCAGCGTTCTAGGAGTTTGTCGCGGGCTGTGGATTCTCTGGCGTTTTCGGTGGAGGCTACGTCGTCAAAGAGGCAGAGGTCTGCACGGTGACCAATGAACTCTGCGTCGATACCATATGCGCGGACGGTTGGTTCTTTGTTGTCTAGCCCGTTCCCGTCTAGTTGTTCAACGATGAATTCTTCAGCACGCCATAGCGCACCTTTGTCTGCTGGTTTGAAACGCCCGTAGTCTATGGAGAGGCATCCGAGTGCGTCTTGGGCTAATCCTTTTTTGGCTAGTTCTGTGTCTGCGAGCATAGGGTTGGGGCGTTCTAGGGTTTCGCGAATTCGGCGGCTGTACATCTTGGCTAGGTTTTGGTTGGCGGAGCCGATGAGTACACGGATGGCACGGTTCTTTACTATTGCCCATACGGCAACATCATGAAACAGGGTGGATTTACCTGCACCTGGTGGGACGTTTAAGCAGATGAATTCTTTTTCTTCACTGTCTAAAGACATAACTATTTCTAGCGCGGCTTCTACTTGCCATGGTGCGGACACACGTCCCAGGTAGTGTTCACGAAAGAATTGGAAGTCGTCTAATCCTCTACGTGCTTCTGGGGTGAGACGGTCTAACGGTATGGCGGGTGGTAGGTCTGCTGCTTCAGCCAAATCCATTGCGTCTTCCCATTGGACGCCACCTTGACGGCGGGTGTGTTTGGTGAGTTCTATTGCTGCGACGTCTGCGTTTGCTTTGGCTACTTTAGATTTCTTTATCCAGTTGTAGCCTGTGTTGGGGTGTACGCCTGCGATGCGGCATGCGTCTAACGTTGTGTGTCCTGAGTGGATTGCTTGCCAGAAACGTGCTTTGTCGTTTGCTGGAACCTTACGAATTCCCTGTGCCATGTGTGTTTGTAATCTAGCAGGTATAAACAAAAGACCCCCGCTTTTGGCAGGGGTCTTGTTACCACTTACGTGGTGGGGATTACTTTGCGTTGCGCTTTTTGTTTCCAGCGTTGCGGGTCATTGAACCACCAGCCTTCT